ACCTATATAAAAACAGGTTCAGGCAAAACATACTATTATAATTATGCCCCCTCTTATTGTGTATTTAAAGTAATGGAGGTAGCTCAATAATGGCATCAATACTTAAAGTAAATACAATACAAGACGCAACGAATAGTAATACAGCTATGACTATTGATAGTAGTGGAAGTGTAAGTATTCCGGGTTCTGTTGTGCAAGTTGCAAGAACATATGTCGCATCGTCTGGTCATATAAGCACAGCTTCTACATCTCTTGTTGCATCTGGAATACAATGTAGTCTTACTCCAAAATTTTCTAATAGTTTAATCCTTGTAGATTTTAGCACTGGTATGACCCATTCAAATTCAGGTGACCAAATTAATGGTAAAATGTATATGAAAGTAGGAAGTGCATCAATAGCGGCAATGTCTGGTGCAGGGCAGTATCATTTAGTTTATACCACTGGTGCAAAATATCAGCCCACAGTATTTTCAGGTTCATATACAGCAACATCCACAGACACACTTATGTTTGAGCCTTATTTTAAAAATAATTTACAAGCTGTAGCAGTATATCTGGTTCATGCCAGTTCATCTTATAGTCTAACAGTTACGGAGATAGCCCAATGAGCAGAGCAGCAGAATTAGCAAAATTTATAGGGGACGGCACACTTGGACTAGGTGGTGCTGAAGACAAGAAACTTGTGTTTAATGGCAATGCCCAAGACTTTCACATAGGACTAGACGATAGTGCAGATAGCTTAACAATAGGTCTTGGCTCTACACTAGGCACTACATCACACATGATTATGGATGCTAATGGTCACATCACTAAGCCATTACAATCTGCGTTTTTGATTACGAAAAGTAGCACCCAAAGCGACCTTGCTCTCAATACAGAAAATACTATAGAATATGATACTGAAAGATTTGACCAAAATGGTGACTTTGCTTCCAATACATTTACTGCTCCAGTCACAGGAAGATACCAGTTGAACACAATGAATTTTATGGGAAACATTGATTCTGCAGCAACCTATTACAGTCTACGAATAAGAACAAGTAATAGAGATTATTTTGGGACAGCGTATGCTCCTTCAAGCACAGACTCTGACCCTGCTTATTGGGTATTCTCAGCTAATGTTTTAGCTGACATGGATGCTAATGATACGGCTATTGTAACATTATATCAACCTAACGGTACAGCACAGACAGACGCAGATGGCTCACATGTCTGTTCTTTTTCAGGCTTTCTAGTCTGCTAATATGCCAATGCGAAATAACATATCTTAAAGGAGGTAACAATGGCAAAACTTACACTAACAATAGAAGTCGATGACACTCAACAGTCTATATTGAATAATGACTTGGTTGATATAAACACATGGGTACAAGACGCAATGACTGGTAAAATAAACAATGCTTGGAAAAGGATGCAAACAGAATGGACAACAAAGTTAATGAATGACAGTTCTTTTACTGACCCAATCCCAAGCAACCAAGCTGATTTTGTTAAATTAGTTCTTGCAAGAAGTGACTACAAGAACCGTAAAGCAAGAGATGACGCTAGTAAGATATAATAGTGTTTGACCCTGTTACCATATCTGCTGCCGTAGCTACAGCGAGTACAGCTTTTAATGGTATCAAAAGGGCATTTGCAGCAGGACGAGACTTGGAAGCTATGTCACAAGACTTGTCACGGTGGATGGGAGCAGTCAGTGACGTAGATAACGCACACAAGTCAGCCAAAAACCCATCAATGCTACGCAAGGTCTTTGGTGGTGGTAGTGTAGAACAAGAAGCTATAGAAGCGTTTACTGCAAAAAAGAAACTAGAAGAGCAACGCTATGAGCTAAAACAGTTTCTAATGTTTACCCACGGAAGCAAGGCATGGGACGATTTACTTGCGATGGAAGGGCAGATACGCAAGAGAAGACAGAAAGAAGTATATGACAAACAAGTGTTCAGGGAAAAGGTTATAACATATGTCGTATTGGCAGTGGTTCTTGCTATTGGTACTGGTGTTTTGGGTGGGTTTGTATACGGTCTTATGGGGTTCGACAGAGGTTGGTGGTAACTGCGTAAGAAAAGAAGGTGGACAGTATACGTTTGAGTGGCTTTGTGCAGACAACTATGGTACAATAACTTTAGCACAATCTGACAACATCAAGAACTGTTACACCTGCTTTCTCAAGAAGTTCAGCGATTGGACATGGGAGCAAGAGAAAAGACTAGGCAAACGTGAAGACCCAAAGTATATCACCTGCCGTAGATACAAAAGAGTACAAGCAAAGAATGGACAGCAGGTCTGTCTGTACAAGGGAG